GCAACAAAGCACCGGAGATCAAAAGCAACTACTTCGGCAAGGACGGCTTGTACGGACGGTGGAAGGGATCGGGGTTCCTGTACAAGATATCCGACCCGGAAGAAGAGACCGTGACCGTGACCGAGAAGATCGACGACGTGGTGCATAAGACATTTACGGCAATTCAAAATGGCGTGTACCGCTTTGAACTGTCGGATGATATTCTGAACGGTTTTGCACAGAACACCCAGCATACGCTGACCGTGGAAGCCACGGACGGCACGACCACCACCGTAAAGAGCTGCAAAGTGAAGCGCATCCGGTCGCCCGGCTATGTTGTGTACATTGGGAAGATCAAGGGCACTGCGGACGGACAGAGCTACTACTGGACCGAACGGAACATTCTGGATGATCCTTACGACGAGAAAGCGGCCTTTATCCTTGATCCGGAGCTGACACTGGAAGCAAACGATCTCTGCTCGTTTACCTTTACGGTGCCGGTCTCGAACCCGTACTACGACAAGCTGCTGCTGAAAAAACCGGTGGTCAGCGTGGAAGAGGACGGGCACGAGATCTTTATGGGCCACATTACCGAGCTGAGCACGAACTTCAACCTCGACATCGATGTGACCTGTGTGAGTGAGCTGGGATATCTGCAGGAACGGCAATGTCAGGTGAAAAACCAGTTCTACACGGTGGAAGAGCTTGTGAAGCTGGCCCTTGCTGTGGAGGACGATCCTGCGGAGCACAGTGGATTCAAGGCGGAAGGCAAGGTGTTCCTGCCCGGAAGCATCACGGTGGAAAAGCCGGAGAGCGATACGGACAAGGAAACGGCCAGCGTGGGCGACTGCTGGGACGTGCTGACGAGCAATGTTGTGGGAAAATATGGCGGCTATCTGCGCCTGCACAAGGAAATCAAAATGGTGGACGGGGTGCGGGTATACACAAGATATCTGGACTGTGTGGCAAAGCTGAACGACAAGACAGATCAGGTGATAAGGCTGGGGGATAACCTGCTGGACATCTCCTATTATCTCAAGGACAACGGCATTGTGAACTCGGTAAAGGCCATCGGCTGGGCAAGCCGGAAAGAAGGATTTCTGTTCTGGGAGACGACCCATACCCAGCAGCTCACGGCAGAGGCCTACAATGGAGACTCAATCAAAAAGTACGGCCTGTGCCAGAAGACCATCACGGTGGAAGGAACGTCTTCTTCAACGGACAGCCTTTATGAAAAAGCAAAGGCTGAGCTGAAAAAGTACAGTGGATTCAGTGGGAGCCTGCAGATTAATGCGGCCGACCTTGCGGACATTGGTGTGGACACCGACCGACTGGGCTTCCTGAAGGAGACCTACGTGCTCTCGGAGCCTCACGGCATAGACGACTGGGTGCCCTGCACGAAGGAAGTGATCCCGCTGCATGAGCTGGACGAAAAAGACTTTACCTTTGGCGAGACGACATCGAGGCTTTCGTCTTTGCAGGCGGCAAACTTCGGCACGGCAGGCAAGGCATGGAATGCCATTCAATCGACCATCGGATATCTGAACACCAAGTGAGGAGGCTTCATGTACCATTCTCTTATTATAAATGTGGACGATGACTACATCGACACCTGGGACGACTGGAAACTGATCCCTTCCTCCCGGCCGGT